GGGAGTTGGAGCATATACTGGGATACCGAAAATATACGGTTTTAACGAGGTAACTGAAAGCGAGGATAACAAAATGACGAAATATATATTTCCGGTTGCGTTGATTGTGTTGGATTTTGGTGCGGCAATTGTATATGCCGCTCAAAAGGATATACGAATGGCAACGTATTGGTTTGCGGCGGCGGTGTTGAACATAACGGTCACAATGGGAGGATAAAATCGATGTATAACCTCACCTACCTGCGCCGACGGAGAATAAAACGAAAGACGAAACCCGTGTGCGTCCATAAAAAGGGCGCACGCTGTGAAATATTAACACATATGCGCTGTATAAACTGCGCGTTCAAAAAGGAAGTGTGATGAATGACGGTCAAAGAATGGCTGAAAAACGGACGGAATTTAAATTTTGAGATACGGGCATTGAAAGAAGCTCGGAGCAGGGCATTGAACGCCGCTGTGGGCGGTGCGGTCGATTACGGCGCGGAACGTGTTCAGGCAAGCAACGGCAACAGTACGGAACGGCTTTTTGTAAGCTACAGCCAATATTCGGCAGAGCTTGAACAGCGTATATCCGAACTTGAAGATTACCAAAAAGAAATGCTTAAATTAATCAACAATATCCCGAACAGTACATATCGAACACTGCTTATAGAATATTATATCAATTGTAAGTCGTGGGAAAGGGTTGAACAGGATATGAATTATAGCTATGTTCATATAGTCCACAGACTTCACCCACAGGCGTTAAACGAAATTAATAAGTATTATTCTGAAAGATGTAACAAAATGTAATAGAATGTAACATAGGTTATGTGCTATAATGGTATCATAGAAAAAGACGTTCAATTCCGAGCGTCTTTTTTGTTTTGGATTTAAGGGAAAGAATGTTTCATAATTTTGCGTTGGGGTGGGGAGCGGAAACATAATAAGAGAGGTGATTGCGGTGACAGACAAGCAAAAAAGATTTTGTGATGAATATCTGATTGATTTAAATGCGACACAAGCCGCAATCAGGGCAGGGTATTCATCGAAGTATGCAAATACAAACGCAAGCAAATTACTACAAAATACTACAATTAAAAAGTATCTTGATGAACAGCTCAAAAAGATTCAAGATGAGAGTATAGCAAAGGCGGACGAAGTTTTAAAGTATCTCACATCGGTAATGAGGGGCGAGAGCAGGTCACAGGTTGTCATTGCCACGCCGATGGGAGCGGAACGCGTAGACAAGCCGCCCGAAGAAAAGGACAAGCTAAAGGCGGCGGATATGCTCGGTAAGTATTACGCGCTTTATACCGAAAAATCAAAGGTTGACGCTGACCTTAGCTTTGACGTGCATTTTGATTACGGTGATGATGCCGAATGATTATAAATGCACAGTTTAACCCGATTTTCAAACCCGTTCACGATTGCAAAAAGCGTTATATCGTTATGAAAGGCTCGGCAGGTTCGGGAAAATCGGTTGACACGGCGCAGATGTACATATTGCGGCTTATGCACGATAAGGGGCGCAATCTCGTTTGCGTCCGCAAATCGGACGTGACGAACCGTGACAGCACGTTTGCCGAACTTACGGCGGCAATATATCGATTGGGTGTATCGTCCGTTTGGAAGATAACGAACAATCCGCTTTCGATGCAGTGCGCGAACGGCAACAAGATAATATTTCGCGGTGTGAATGATGATAGGCAGAGGGAAAAGCTAAAGTCAATCACATTTGCAACGGGAAAACTGACGGATGTATGGATTGAGGAAGCAACCGAACTCACCAAACAAGACCTTGAGATAATCAACGACCGTTTGAGGGGCGAACTTCCGAAAGGGTTGTTTTATCAGATAAAAATGACATTCAATCCCGTATCGGCGGAACACTGGATAAAAAAAGATTATTTCGACCGCGAGGACGAGGACGTGTTCACGCACCACAGCACATATCTTGACAACCGATTTTGTGATGAAGCGTACAAGCGGCGTATGATGAGAAGAAAGGAAACCGACCCGGAAGGCTATCGGATATACGGCTTGGGTGACTGGGGCGAAACGGGCGGGCTTATCTTTACGAATTTCGGCGCGGAAGAATTTGACACATCGCCCGACAGATTCGACGCGGTGGCGTTGGGTCAAGACTTTGGATTCAATCACGCAAACGCGATTCTTGCGCTCGGTTTTAAAGACGGTGATGTGTGGGTGTGCAAGGAACTTTATGTACACGAAAAGGACACGACCGAGATAATCGGACTTGCAGAGGGTGAGTTTGACAAAGGCGTGCGTATGTGGTGCGACAGTGCCGAACCCGACCGAATAAAAGAGTGGTGCCGCGCAGGGTATAAGGCGCGCGCCGTTGTAAAGGGTGGTCAATCGGTCAAGGCACAGATAGACTGGCTCAAAGGCAGACGCATACACATTCATCCGAGTTGTAAAAACTTGCTCAAAGAAATGCAACAATGGCGCTGGCAGAGAGATGAAAAACTTGACGAATACACGGACGAACCCGTGCCGATATTTGATGATGCGATTGCAGCTCTGCGATATGGTGTTGAGGGCTGGCGCAAGCATAAGAAAATAATTATCCCCGACCGAAGCGTATTCGGCGGTTTATAGAGGTGATACAATGTATATTAATTCCGAAATCATAAAGGACGGCATAACGCCCGATGTGTTAAAACGGCTCATAGAGCGGCACGCGGAGGGCATAGACAGATATGTTATGCTGAAAGAATATTATCGCGGCAAGCATAATATTTTAAGCCGAACAAAAAGCAGTGAATCGGCGGCGAACAATAAGGTTGCGGCGAATTGGGCAAAGTATATAACGACCGTTGCGGTGTCGTATCTGCTCGGCAATCCGATAACGTATGACGTGCTTGATAAATATGATATAACGCCCGTACTTGACTGTTACAGAGAACAGCATATAAACAGCGTTGATACACAGCTCGGCAAAGAAGCGAGCATATGCGGCGTTGGAATTGAAATGGTGTACGCGGACGAGGACGGCAACCCGAAATCATATGCGGCAACACACGACAATGCTTTTATTGTATATGATGATACGGTGGCGCATAACAAATTATTCGGCGTACATTATTACTTGCAATTCGATATAAACGGACAGCAAAGCGGAATAAATGTTATAGCGGCGGACAGCCAAAACATATATACGTATTTCGGTCACGATATATCGGCGTTGCAATTTGTTGACAGCCAACCGCATTATTTCGGCGCAGTGCCGTTTATAGAATATCTCAACAATGACGAGCGGCAGGGCGATTTTGAACAGCAAATGTCAATGATTGACGCGTATAACACGCTGATGTCCGACCGTGTGAATGATAAGGTACAGTTTGTTGACGCGTTTTTGCTCTTGCTCGGGATAGACATAGACAGCGAACAGGCGAAAAAGCTTATCCGTGAGAAAATCCTCTGCGGCGATACGGACGCAAAGGCACAGTATTTGAGCAAGGTTTTGAGTGAAACCGATGTCGAAGTATTGCGCAAGGCAATAAAAGACGATATTCACCAAACGTCAATGGTTCCCGATTTGTCAGATGAGAAATTCGGCAATAACACATCGGGCGTGGCGATAAAGTATAAATTGCTTGTGTTTGAACAGCTGACAATGGATAAAGAGCGGCTCTTTGAAAAGGGACTGAGAGAACGTTTTGAACTGTATTCAAATTTCTTTGCGGTCAAAGCGAATATGAAGATTGTGCCGTCTTGCGAGGTGGATATACACTTTAAGCGCAACCTTCCGGCAAACGAACTTGAATTGTCACAGATAGTCGGAAACTTGCGCGGAATGGCATCGACCGAGACTTTGCTCGGGATATTGCCGTTTGTGTGCGACCCGAAAGAAGAAGCAAAACTTGTCGCGGAAGAAAAGGCGGAGAGCGAGAAGCAAGCGATACTCACACAGCGCGAATTAATGCGCTTTGGCGATGATAACAATGGCGAACAGTAATTATTGGCGCAGGCGTGCCGAACGGCTTGAAAAACAAATACACAGCGGTGACAGAGTGCCGATAAGCCGAATAATGCGGCTTTATAAACACGCTTTTGACGAAATCGAGGGCGATATAAGGCGCACGTCGTCGGCGCGCGATGAATTAAACCGCACAGAGGTTGAAAATTTAAAAGCCGAGATGATAAAGATAGGAGCAAGCGCACCCGACCCGATACGGCAAGCACAGATAACACGCGCGGTATCGGCATATGATTATCGGATAGACCGTATGGAATGGCTTAAATCGAGGGCGTATATGCACTTGATGAAAGTTGCGGGAGTTGCGGCGGCACTTGTTAAACCGCATTTGGAAAATGCATACAGAGCGGCGCGGTACGGCACGATAGACGATATTGCAAATGGATTGAATGTCGGCATAGACTTTTCGCTTATACCGAAACGCACAATCGAAAGGGTTGTAAAATCACCGTTTCACGGTAAGAATTACTCGCAAAGGGTATGGGATAACACGGCGGAAACGGCGGCAAAGGCGCAGAAGATAATCGTGGAGGGTCTTATTAAGGGTTCAAGCTATCCGCATATGGCGCAGGAGCTTGCAAGGGTAACGAACAACACATACTATAACGCGTATCGGCTTATACAGACCGAAACAACGCATTTTACCGAAATGGGGCGTTTTGACGCGTATAAGGATATAGGCATAGAAAAATATACATATTATGCAACGCTCGGGTCAAAGACGTGCGATGTGTGCGCGGCATTGGACGGAAAGACGTTTAATATTGATGAGGGTATCGAGGGCAAAAACAAGCCGCCGATACATCCGCATTGTATGTGTTATACGGTCATCGGTGATGTAAAACTCACGTCAAGACTTGCCCGTGACCCCGAAACGGGCAAAAATTATAAGGTTCGGGGCGATATGACATATAATGAATGGTATGAGGGATTGTCACAGGAAAAGAAAACGGCAATCAAGGCATATAAGAATCGGCATACCGACAGCGAACAATACAGTCGATATGTTGAACGTATAGGTAAAGAAAATATGCCGAAAACACTTGAATTATTCCAAAAAATGAAGTATAATGATAGTGAACGGTGGCGATATGTTAAACTCGACTATCAAAGACAAAACGCACTTGTTAAAAATCCGGAATTGGCACTGCCTAATGCGTTATCTGCGACAGCGGATAACAGAAAATTTACGGAATACCTGTTCGGCGGCACGCATGAAAGAGGATTGGCAAAGGGCGCAGCGTTTACAAGTCGGTTGGGATATGACATCGATAATTATGACAAACTTAAAGATGAAATATTGAAAAAGGCAAGCAAATATCCGAGTGTGTATAAGAGAAAAAATGCACAGGGTGACTTATATGAGCAAAAGATTATTTTATACGGATTGAAAAATAAGCCTGCAAATGTAGTTGTCGGTTGGATTGCAAACCATGATACCGTCAAGATGACTACCTTGTATATTAAGGAGCTGAAATGATATGGATATAAAGCAATATGATATGGTGCTATTAAAAGACGGACGTAAAGGAGATATTATAGAAATCAATGGTGATGATACATTTGTAATTGATGTAGGAAGTTCACCAAAGGACTGGGAAACACTCTGGAGCGTACCTATTACAGACATCGAACGCGTATTAAAATGACACACAAGAGATTGCGCACTTGCAATCTCTTTTCTTGTACCCAAAAGGAGTGATACAATGCGGATAAATGTAAATGTTGAGGGAATTGATGCGCTGACATCAAGACTGAATAAGCTGTGTAATATAGAAAATGCCCTGTTAAAGGGCGGCGAGGTTGTCAGAGCAGAGGCACAGGCGAATTGTCCGAAAGACACAGGCAGACTTGCAAACAGCATTGTTGTACAGAGCGAGGGCGGAAACAGCGTTGTTATCGGCCCGACAGCCGAATACGGAATATATGTTGAGTTTGGAACAGGCTCGAAGGGTGACAGCTCAAAGCCGCACACGTCGAAAAAAGGCTGGGTTTATTACAACGAAAAGACGGGCGGATTTGTGTATACAACGGGTCAAGTACCGCAGCCGTTTTTGATACCCGCGCTTTACAGTCAGCGCGACGCGGTTGTTGAGGCGATAAAACAAGGATTGCTTGCCGAGATTTAAGGAGTGAGAATATATGACAAGTGTAAACAGGATAACGGAAAAGCTGCTTGCGCCGCTTAGAAGTGAAGGCGTTCGGGTGTGCTATCAATATCCCGAAGATTTCGGAACACTTCCGGCGGTTTCATATTATGATTTGATAACGACAGAGAGCTTTCGTGCGGATAATTCGGAACAAGCGCAGCTGTCAAGGGTACAGATCGACATATGGGCGATGAAGAAAACACAACCGGGCGAGATTGCAGAAAAGGTAAACAGGATAATGCAGAATAACGGTTGGATTCGCGAACTCGGGCGCGACTTGCCAAAGGGCGCGGAAAACCACGTTTATCATTATACAATGCGGTTTGCAAAGGAGATTTACGGATAATGAACAAAGAAAACACGCTTAAACAATTAAAGATATTGTTGGGAATTGCGGACGATACAAAGGACACACTTTTGATGATAATAATTGATGAATGTATCGACAGGGTTGTGAACTATTGCAGACGTGACGATTTTCCCGACGGACTTGTTTCGCTCTTGCCGATAATGGCGCACCGAGCATACATAAGCGGCGGTTATGGCAGAGCCGAACCGACCGGTGCGGTAACATCGATAAAGCAAGGTGACAGAACCGTGAGCTATGAGGGCATAGCGGGCGCAAACGGCGATTGGATAGACGATTTTATCAGCCGTCTTGAACCGTACCGCCGAAGAAAGGGGCGATTGCCGAGTGAGTGCATTTAGCGTATTTAACAATTGTACGGTCAAAATCGGATACATCAACACAAATGACGGATATGTTGACGATGATACCGAATTTATCGAGGACGTGGCATTTGACGCGGATTTTCAACCGTACAACGGCGGCTTGGCACAAAGAGAATACGGGATTGAGGAAGAAGTCACGGCGAGGATATACTCCGAACCGACGGGCGGAAAACTCAAATCGGGTATGATTGCGGAGATACGCGACACAAGATATGACGTGGTATATGTCGCGGCGTGGGAGTTTGGCGATGTTGCCCTGCTCCGACAGCGCAGAGATTAAAATTGAAAAAGATTAAACACCCAAATTCGGGTGTTTTTATTATGCCAAAAACAGGAGGTAAAAAACAATGGCAGAGAACAATACTGCAACTTTTCGGGGTTCAAACGGGGCAGACGGCACACAGCCGACACCAGCAACGGGAGAGAACAACCAAACGGGGCAGAACAACACACAGACGGGCGGAGCGAATACGGCGAGAACCTATACAGAAGCGGAATTTATTTCCGAAGTAGACCGCCGTGTAAGTCAGGCACAGGCAAAATGGGCGGCGGAGTTGGACGATAAACTCAACTCGGCACGCTCGGAGGGTGAAAAGCTTGCGAAAATGAACGCTGACGAGCGGGCAAAGGCAAAGTTTGAAACCGACAAGAAAAAGTTTGAGAGTGAACGTGCGAAATATGAGGCGGAACGCCTTGAATTTGAAGCGGTAAAACAGCTTTCGGAAAATAAATTGCCTGTCAGCTTTGCAAAAATGTGTGTGGGCGAGAATGCAGAGGAAACCAAAGCGAACATTGAGGGATTCAAAACCGCGTGGAATGATGCCTTGCAAAATGCGGTCAACGACCGTATGCGCGGTACAACGCCGAAAGCGGGAAACGGTGAAAATCTTAATGTTTCGTCGGGGTTTGCCGATGTGATTAATGATTTACACAGATAAAAAGAAAGGAAGATTTAAAGAATGAGTTATTTAAAAAATGAATTGACGGGATTTGTTCCCACACCGCAGGCAACGGATATAATCAAAGATACCGTGCGCGGTTCATCGATTTTGCGTATGGCAAAAACCGAAAAAATGACATCGGATAAGAAAAAGTTTAACGTGTTGACAGACGGCGCAGGTGCTTACTGGGTAGGCGAGGGCGAGCGTATCAAGACAAGCGGTAGCAAGTGGATTCACCCGACAATCGAGGCGAAGAAGCTTGCGGTTATTATCCCTGTCACAAAAGAAAAGCTTGAAGATACGACAATCAATGTATTTTCGGAGCTTAAATCACAGATTGCGGAGGCGTTTTATACCGCAATAGACAGCGCGTGCCTTTTCGGTACAAATTCGCCTTTTGCAACCAATGTGTATAAGGCGATAAGCGACAATGAGATGATCGTCACCGACAACAAGAACATTGATATTGCCGTATCGGACGCAATGGCACTTGTAGAGGAAAACGGATACGACCCGAACGGCTATATCGGAAGAATAGGCGTAAAGAACCAATTGCGCAAGCTCCGCGATACAAACGGCGCACCTGCATATGTGAACGGAACAAGCGGCTCGGAGCTTTATGCACAGCCGATTGAATTTGTTCGCAACGGTGCGTGGGATAACGCAAAATGCGACCTTATCACGGGCGCGTGGAAGTATGCGATTGTCGGAATCCGTGACGGTATCGGTTACGAAATTTTGAGAGAAGCGACACTGCAAGGAACGCTTGACGAGGACGGAAAGCCGTTATCGCTTGCCGAACAGGATATGGTTGCGATTAAAGCAACAATGCGTTTGGGATTCCTTGTTGTCAAAGATGACGCGTTCGCGGCGTTTAAGAATGCCGTTCCCACGCTCGGAACTCTTACCGTTACATCGGTTGAGGGAAGTGCAACGGGCAAGTCTAAGATTACGGCAGAACCCAAAGTTATCGGTGGTCACAGGCTTATGTATAAGGCGGCGGCATCTGCACAGTCGGTTACATATGACGCTGATTTATCGGCGTGGACGGAATTTAACAGCGGCGATGAGCTGACCCTCACAAACGGTCAGAAAATAACCGTTGCGGAAGTAACGGCGGACGGCAAGGCTCGCAAGTCGGGCAATGCGACAATCGTATCAAAGGCGTAGGATAATGCGGAATGCGTAATTCGGAATGCGTAATTAAACGAATAACCGCGTGATGTGATGAACATCACGTATGTTTCAAACAAATAACACAAATTATGAGGTAATACCTCAATAAAAAGAAAGGAAATGATTTATATGGCAAGCAGAATAATTGACAAACCGAAGCCTCGTATAGGTGTTGATATGTACACTATATTTGAGGTAAAAAGCGACACAGCGGAGGCAATCACATACGGAGACGCGGTAACAATCCCCGGTACCGTTGAGATTGCACCGACAGACAACGGCTCGACCGATGTATTCGATGCGGACAACGGCGCATATGACGTTGAGGACTATCTCGAAAAGCTCGGTCACGAAATCACAAACGCGGATATTCCGCCCGAAGTGGATGCGATGATGAGAGGTCTTGAGCTCAAAGACAACGGTGTTGAGGTCGGAAAGAAAACGGAGGCACCGTATTTCGGCGTTGCGTGGAGGGTTACAAAATCAAACGGACATTACCGCCTTGTAAGATATTACAAAGGTAAATACGGTTTTGCGTCACCTGTCGGCGCAAAGACAAAGCCGTCAGAGGGTGCGGCGGAAAAACAGACCGCAAAAGCGACTTATTCGGCTGTTGCAACGGATAATGGGGATATGTATTATTACTATCTCGACACCGATAATCTTCCCGAAAAGGTGACGGAAGAAAAGGCGGTTGAGGAATGGTTTAAATCTCTCACTTGGTACCCGTCAAACACAACTGTTTAATCGGAGGGGATAAGGTATGGCGAAAGCAAAACAGCGGACGCTTTCCTTTAATGTCGGGGGCGAGGTCATTGTATCTCGCCCGTTCGACTTTGAGGCATTGTGTCTTATGAACGATGTACACGCGTATCAGACAAAGGGAAAATTCTCTATCTGTGCGAACGCAATCCCTTATTTGTTCGAGGGAACAAAGGTGACGAATGACGTAATAGAAAACGCGGATGTTACCGAACTCGGTGTGTTGTGTGACGAGTTATGGGATATATACACGACCGAGCTTAACAATATGTCAAAGGCAAAACCAAAAAACACAAAAAGTCCGACAAGGGATTGAGGGATATTTATACATTGATGTTTAAATATTATAAACTTTTGCCGGACACAGTGGCAAAACAGCCGCCGAGTCTTTTGTTTAAGGTGCTTGACGGATTGAACGACAGCGAAGATGAAGAAAATATCCCCGATGAACTTAAATGGTTCTATGGGGAGTGAGAAACGTCCGATAAATTAAAAAAAGATATTGACACGTATTATAACACGTGGTATAATATATAATATAAGGGGGATAACAGATGAAAAGCTATTCTTCAAGGGAAGTTATCAAGATACTTAAAGCAGACGGTTGGTTTGAGATAGCTTGTGACGGTGACCACCACCAATTTAAGCATAAGCTGAAAAAGGGTAAAGTTACAATAACACACCCCAAAAAACATATTCCGACAGGAACACTTAAAAGCATTGAGAAACAAGCGGGTATTAAATTTGAATAATGCCCGTTTCCCCCTTTTTATTTATCGGATGGAGGTTTTAATAATGAAAGACACATATATTTATCCTGCTGTGTTTTATTATGATGAGGACGGAATATCAATTGATTTTCCCGACCTGCCCGGGTGTTGTCCTTGTGCGGACACAACGGAAGAAGCGGTAAAAAATGCACGTGAGGCGTTAGGGGTACACCTTTGCGGAATGGAACTCGACAACGACGAAATACCCGAGCCGTCAAAGCCGCAGGATATAGACACGAACGGCGGCGTACTTATGCTTGTTGATGTATTTATGCCGCCCGTGCGCGACAGGGTGAAAAATCGCTGTATCAAAAAAACGCTTACAATTCCGTACTGGCTCAACGCAGAGGCAGAGAACCACAATATAAACTTTTCGGGATTTTTGCAAGAGGCATTAAAAAGCTATTTGCATATAAGCAAATAAACCCTTGATAAATTTAGTAAGGGGGTCTTATTTATGGGAAAGACAGTATTACACAACTTAATAGATTTGTTGAATGAAAACGATACAGACACAATATATAATGTGTTGATTAAATTTATACCGTCCGATGCGCCGTTGCCCGATGAAGTTATGGCGATAAGGCAAGCGGAGGACGATATAGAACAGGGAAATGTAATGAGCTTATCGGCGGCAGATTTATAAAGATAAAATTAAAATTGAATATTATGCGTCTACAAAAAGTAGGCGCTTTTTTCATACACAAAATTCAAAATAAAGGGGTGTTTTAAATGGCAGATGCGGAATTAAACGTCAGAATAAGCGGCGATACGAGCGATTTGGAAAGCGCGATAAGCCGAGTTGAATCACAGCTGTCACGGCTCGAAAGGTCGGGCGGCAAGGGAGCAGAATCAATCGCAAAAGCGGCATTGAATCAGGGTGGTTTTGCTAAAACGGTAGAACAATCGAAAAAGGCTCTTGATGAGAAAAGAGCGGTTCTTGCGCAGACGGAAAAAGAGTACAAAAAGAACAGCAAGGCTATACAAGATAATATTTCGGGTCTTGAAAAGCAAAGGGGCAGACTGAACAATCTTGCCGTCAGCAAGCAAGAAGAAATCGATGCGCTTAAGGCATCAAGCAAAAATTTGGATAAAAACAGCACAGCATACAAGGATAACCGCAGGGCAATCGAATGGACGGAAACCGAGCTTGAAGCAGTAAAGAAACAGCATAGGGATGTAGGCAAGTCAATAGATGAACATCGAACAGCATTACAAAATGAGAAAAATTCACTCGAAAAATCACGCAATGCGGTTGCTGATGCGGAAAAGCAATACAAAACTTATGCGAGCAATCTTGAAGAAGTAGAGAAAATAGAAAAAAGATTAAAACTTGAAGAAAAAGCAAAGGGATACCGGGAACTCGGCGAGGGCGTAGACACACTCACAAAGCCTTTTCAGGTCGCAGGGGTGGCAATGGCGGCGGGAGCGGTTGCATCGGCGAAATTCGCAATCGATTTTAATAACAACTTTGCGGATGTTCGCAAGACTGTTGACGGCACAGACGCACAGCTGAACAAAATCAAACAAGACATAATCGATATGACAACGGTTGACATAAACGGTCACAGCGCAATACCGCAGACAACGGCAGAGTTGACGGAGCTTGCGGCGGCAGGCGGACAGCTCGGTATAAAGACCGAGAACATTTCGGCATTCACCGAAACAATGGCGATGATGGGAAGCGCAACAAACCTCGCAGGCGAGGAGGGCGCAAAAACCCTTGCACGGTTTATGAACGTTGCCAACGTTTCACAAGGTGAGGTTCAAAACTTAGGTTCGTCAATCGTTGATTTGGGTAACCATTTCGCAACAACCGAAGCCGAGATTGCGGCAATGGCACAGCGTATGGGCGCAACGGGTACGGCGGTCGGTATATCGGCGCAGGATGTTCTCGCTTATTCGACGGCGCTGTCCTCGCTCGGTGTTGAAGCGGAGGCGGGTGGAAGCTCTATATCGCGTATATGGATGGATATTCAAACTCAGGTATCAACGGGCGGAAAATTACTCGGTGAGTTTGCCAAAGTATCGGGAAAGACCACCAAAGAATTCGCAGAGGGCTGGAAAAAGGACGCTAGCGGAACATTTAAAGATTTTGTTGACGGACTTTCAAAATCAAAAGACCTTGTCGGAACTCTTAAGAATCTCGGGTTTGACAACATTCTAGATTTACAGGCACTGCAAAAACTTGCAGGACCGCAAGGTATTCAGCTTTTGACGGACGCTTTGCAGCGTTCAAATAATGCGTGGAGCGAAAACACCGCCCTTGTGAACGAGTTTGAAAATAAAGCCGGCACAACGGCAAGCCAAATACAGGTTATGAAAAATAATCTTGTTGAAGCAGGTCGCTCACTCGGTGAAACATTCTTACCGTCAATCAACAACGGTGTTACGGATATAAAGAATTTTGCACAGGGCATTGCAAATATGAGCGACGGTCAAAAACAGGCTCTTATTACCACAGGCAAATGGGTAATAGGTCTTGGTGCGGCAGGGAAAGCAACATCGGGAGTAATTAAAGGCATAGGCAACACCGCTGACGCTTTTGCGAAGATAAAAAAGGCAAAAGAGGCAGGCGGAGTATTAGCCAAATTTGCCCCTGCACTCACGGCAATAAAAGGAGCGGCACCGTATGCGGCGGCAGGGATAATAGCGGTGACAGCCGCCGTAAAGATAGGCAAAGCGGCATATGATTCGTGGTATAAGTCAAATTATGCGTGGACGGACGGGTTATCGGAACAACAGGAACAGCTGAAAAAGTCATATAATTCATATAAAAAATTATCAGACATACAAAATCAGTTGAAAAATTTTAATGCTGTTATTAAAAATCCCGAGTCAAGCCAAGAACAGGTTGATAAGGCAAAGCAGAAAATACAAGAGATAGCCGCATTGCTTGAAAAAGAATATAATTTGAAGATTAAGTCCGATAATTCGAATTTAGACGAAACTGTTGCGAAAATAAAAGATTTAAAAAAATACGAATATGATATGCAATATTCTCGGCAAACATCGCGGCTACAAGATTTACAGCCAAAGTTTGATTCATACGCTTCCGATTATGTTACGGCGGAGAATAATTTCAATAAAGCGAGAGATGCCCACGATAAATATGTTAAATTGAACGAAGCTGTTCAAACATATTACAGCACAATGGAAAAGGCGAATGTTTCACAGGAAGAATTTGATAATGGTTTACAAGAAATTGTAAAACAGTGTGGACTGGGTAATGATGTTTTTCAGCAGTTGCAACGCGGCGAGTTTAGTTTTTCGCAGGAATTGGCAAAGTCTGAAACGCAAATGCAATCTTACTTAAATCAGATGAACAGCCTTCAAGCGGCGCACGATGAATACATCGCTATAAATGAGGAACTTGCAAATCAGCAGAGCGAATTATTGGCGCAAGCTGTCAAAGAGAATGACGTTCAAGCGGTTGAGAACCATTTTAATAAAATTTCCGAATCGGTAAAGCGTGCAGGACTTGATATGCACGGTTACGCGCAGATAGCCGCAGAGGCGTTTAACGGTATAAAGTGGGATGAAGCCTTTAAAAAGGGCGGCGATGACCTCAATAATATGGTGAACGATTATGTAAGGTCAATGCAAAAATTCGGAGCGGCAAACAGCGACATTGCAAAAGGCGCAGCACTTTTGAAAAACGGCTTTAAGAGCATAAACGATATACCGAAAGACAATAAAAAAGCCTTTGACGCTATTTCAAAGGATATGACGGAGTTTGCCCGAAATTTGGGCGAGATAGACGGCAACCACAGTATAAAGATAACCGCCGACGGTGATATACAATTATTGGATGATGTGTCGGGAAAGATACAGGAAATACAAACCTCAAACGGAACAACCGTGAAAATTACGGCAGAGGGTGATGTATCCGTTCTTGATGATGCAGGAAATCAAGTGCAATATCTCGAAGGACTTGGTGCGGTGTCATTGCAGGTAAACGCTAACGGTAATATAGACGTTCTCAACGAAGCAGGCGAGAAAGTAGCAGAAATCCCAAAGGAGGTCGATACGACAACAACGGTTAAAATGGCAGTTGATAGTGCGGAGGTAGACAATTATCAGCCTGATGAAAAAACAGGAACAGCAAAATACGGCGTTGACAGTTCATCGGTCGATAATTGGTCACCACCGAATAAAAATGCAATTGTAGTGTACAAAGCTGTTGTTGAGGGTGAGCCTAAAGCCAAAGGTACACAGGACTTTAAGGGCGGAATGGCGATGATTAACGACCAAAGGGGTGTTTCCGACCCGAGAGAGCTTGTCGAGGTAAACGGCAAGGGTTATATATTCGAGGGGCGTGACGTTGTTCTGCCTTTGCCCCGGCACGCAAAGGTGTATACGGCAGGTCAGACAAAGGAAATGCTTGCTATGGCAGGGCTGCGCCGATACGCACGAGGCAAGGATAATAAGGAGTGGGAAAACGCACAGGACGATTGGGCGCATTATACAAAGGTCAATAATGTTTCGGCGTTTGAGGCTCTCGAACACTGGGACGAGATGATGAAAAAATTCTCATACGATGCCGAAGCGGTAAAGGATATTCAAGAAGAAATTGTCGCATCCACAAAGGATATGTGGGATGAAGAAATGGCAACGATGCAATTTTATCTTGATATGGGCGTTGACAGTGAGGAGCATTATTATAAATGGCTTGAAACATACCGCGATGAACACTTTGACGGCAATGACGAGATGTGGCGCAAGGCAACGCTTGATATTACCAAATATAACAAGCGAATGGCGAAAGAGAGCGCAGAGGCGTTAAATGACGCGTCGGAAGAATATATCAGATTCCACACAATCGCAGGGGATTGGGATGAGATAGGCGATTCGCCGCTTGCCGCTTATGCGCGTGTCCTTGACCGTGCGGAAGAAGATTTGGCGAACGGTGTATATGAAAGCGTTGAGGAAAAGAACGAGTTTTTGAAGAATTTCGGAAGTAATATGTTTGACGCATACAAAGAGGACGCAGACAACTGGATTCAGCACGAGCGTGACTATAATGCGATGTCAACGGAAGATTATATATCGGCACTCAACCGCAAAAAACAGCGCACAAACGAATATTTCGCACAGGGCATAATCGATTATCAAACGTATCTCAAAGAGGTACAGGACTATAACGAAAAGATTATGAGTGCGTATGCGGACGAGGTGAACCAATGGCGCGATGACGCGGACTTTTATCAGCGGCAATCGGAAGTGTACGGCTGGGGCTTTAACGGCACAGGTCACAAATCGGCATTAAAGTATTGGCAGGCGCGGCTTGACCGTGAAATCGAGAATTCGCACGATATGAATCTGTCGGCGAATGAGCGGCAATCTGCTCTGCGTTATGCCGATGAAGCACGAATGGAAATTTACAAGGCGCGGCAAGATGAGCTTGATGATGAACTTGAAAAATTCAGACAGTCGATTGAGGACACGCGAACCGCCCTTGATGACGAAGTTCAAAATATGCGTGACGCGTGGACAACAGAGGACAGAAAAGCGGATATGTCCGAGCTTGCGGAACAGATTGCCGTATTTAAATACGCACAGACAAAAGAGGGTATTGACAAATACAAGAGCCTGAACGAAGAATACACAAGGCTGTCGCGCGAACAAAAGATTGAGGATATACAAGCCGCCAACAGCGAAAAGCTCGACCGAATGCAAGCACAGTATGACAAAATGGAACAAGACAAGATTGACGAGCTTGCAGGGCTTAAGGATGAGCTTTTGAAATACGGCGGTATCGCGGTTATATCCGACCAAACGCGGCAGATTGCGGCGGCGGCAAACGACAACATAAGCGCACTTGTAAGCAATATGAGCGATTTCGGCGAGAGTTTCAGCAGCTTTGCCGCACGGCTGTTTGAAAAACTGGACGAACGTCCGACGGTCATAAATAACTACGACAATTCAACGCAGAACATTGCGAACAACATTCGTGACAGAGCCGACCTGCAAGCGGCGGCTTTGGGTGTTGGATTGGGAAGTCTGTCGATGATGTTGTTCGGAAGGAGGAGATAGTTTGAAATACGGAATAAGATACAGAGGGGTACACAGCGGCGAGGTCGGTCTTATCGCAAAAACAAAGACGCGCCCTGCCGCGCCGCCCGTGCGGACAACGGAAGAAACGATTTTATATCGTGACGGTAATCTCGACTATAGCGAGAGCGGCGGACGGCTTTTTTATGATGATAAGATTGTTGAGATTGAATTTATGGCGATAACGCCCGATTTGGTTGATACAAATATGGTTATAACAAGGGCGGTCAAATGGCTTTGCGGTTCGTGGGGCGATTTGATATTTGACGATATGCCGCTTGTGCGGTGGCGGGCAAAACCGATAGATTTATCAAATGTTTCAATTGAATTATATCGCGCAGGAAAATTTACGGTACAGTTCAGATGCCGACCGTTTAACAATCTTTTATTCGATACATCGGGCATAGAGATTGACAGCGATATTCCGATAGACAGTGATGTGCCGCTTGATTTCGGTGATGATAATGTGTACGAGATGGCGAGTACGGGATATTTTTCGTTCACGCATACGAATACGGGTGATGTTGCCGCGCGACCCAAGATATACATCACGGGTCAGACGGACAGCGGAGCGCACACAATCACAATAAAGGTAAACGGCACAGGGTTTACGCTTAAATTTCCGTCAAACAATCTTTTAAACGGCGGAAAGTTTGCAATTGTGGATTGTGAAGAATGTGCGGTGACGTGTGAGGGGGCGGACATAACGTCATATCTTGTTGACACAACCGATACATATTCGGAATTTCCTGAATTACAGCCGGGCGAAAATGCGATATGGGTCAATACCTCGATAACGGGAAGCATTGAGTTTATATATGCCGCACCGTACTTTTACGGAGCGGACAATTTAGGGGGTGATGATAATGCGTGATTACATAAGAATATATCCGCATAATGAAAAAACGTTTAAAAGCGGCGGTTTGGGCGCGATACAAAACGCGCGCGATGTGTGTGTTTCTCGGAATATTAGCGGTGATTGTGAACTGACATTCACATTGCACCCGTCAGATGAAAAGATGCCGCTTTTATCGCCCGAGAATATTTGTGATATACAAGGTCAGAGATATAGGATAAAGACGATAGACGATGATAAAATCACGGCAACGGCGATATATCAAGACGCGGCATACAAGCACATTGTGCGTATAGCCGATATGATAGGGAAATCGCCGTATACGATAATGTGTAAAATCTTTGAGGGCACGCCCGTTAGGGTTATGACGGTCGGCGAGGTTGCTGCTCTCGGTATGGAGTGGGTGACGGATTTGACGGACTTCTTTGAGGTGTCAAAGGTTACGCCGCTCGGCGCAATGAAGAATCTGACGGATACCCTTGAAAAGTATCGGCATCATTGCGAATTATACATTGACAACTATAATATTGCGCTTGTGAAACAGATAGGTATCGACAGGGGCGCACGACTCGATACGGCGTACAACGCAAAAGAAATGAAAGTCAAGCGCGACACGTCAGAGCTTATAACGCGGCTTTATCCCTACGGAAAAGAGGATATGCCGATAGGCAAGGTGAACAACTCAAAGAATTATATCGAGAGCGAGAATATTACAACGTGGGAACGCGAGGGATACGAAGAATTTTCGGAAATTGATAACCCGACCGAATTAAAGACGGCGGCACAGTGGCTTTTCAGCGCGGACAATCCCGACAGGGTGGACATTCCGAAATATTCGGTCACGGTCAGCTATGCACAGCGCAAGGACAAAGAGATACGGTTGGGCGATATTGTGACGGTCATCGACCGACAATATAACATAACGTCAAAGCAACGTGCGACAGAGGTCAAAATCTATCCGTTTGAGCCGAACAAAAACGAGGTCACGGTAGGAAGTCCGCCGAAGTCAATAGCGGAAACATTTAAAGGAATGGCGAGTACGTCCCTGAAATATCAAAGTACCGTGAACGAGCGCGGCGAGGTCAAACCGTCGTGGCTTGAAAATCTCAAAGGCGGCTACAGCACGCTTGTGAACAAGGCGATAAGCGGCAATGAGAAAGAACAGCGCAAAACGGTAATTCACGATTACGGTGATATTTGGGTGAACCCGAATAACCCGAATCAAGCGTTGGCGTTGGTCGGCGGAGTTATAGCAATGGCGAACGGAAAGAATTCCAACGGTGATTGGGTGTGGTCGGCGTTCGGTGATTGGAGCGGTTTTACCGCTGACAAGCTGACAACGGGAACGCTTAACACATCGAATGTTTTGATTCGGTCGAATGACGGAAAAACCACACTTTCGGGGAATCTTATGACGATGAAAGACAATGGCGGAAACATCCGCCTTAAAATGGGATTGGACGGGGGCGTTTATGTGTTTAATCTATATAATGCACAGGAAGATAAAACGGTATCGCTCAACAGCTACGGCGGCTTGACTTTGAAAGGTTCGTTAGATACAACACAAGCGGTCGAGGGTGAATGCGGATACGAAATAGACGGTGACTCGATTCTCGGAAGTAAATATTCGGGCGGCAAATGGGTAAGACACGGATTGAGAGTTTTTACGAACGAGGATAAAGATGAAACAAATTTTATGCTATACATAGACGGCATACCGGCGTTGAATTTACACTCGTTTACAGAGAGCGGAAAGAGGAAAACCGCCTTTGCCGTAAATAATACGTCATATGATGAAAACAAAGCCGAATCATCAACCAATATTCCAACTTGGCGAGCGTTTGAGGTTGTCGAGGGGAGCGAATACGCCACTACAAAATGTTGGGGCGATTGGGATTTTGCGGATACCAAAATACGTTTAGCCTATAAATATGCCCCGACGGGCAACGTTGTTGTGAACGGTTTTAAATTCAAGATAAGAAACGGTTTGATAGAAGAAGTGGTGCGAACATCCGATGCAAACGGAATTAATTTAAAGTATGATTAAATTAAGATATTCGAAATAATTAAAAATCAAAACAGGAGGTTTTAAAAATGGCAGACAAATACACGCCCGAAAGGGCAACGAGCGGAAAGGAACGGCTGAGAACTTGGTGGAAAAAGGTTGAAAACAACTTTGTAAAAATTTTCGGAGCGGTGAATAAGCATATTGACGGCACGGCTGACAGGCATACGGCGGATATGATTGATTATTCCGATACGGAAACGGTCAAGGCAAAACTTGATTCGACAGACACCAAACTTGACACAAAGGTAGATAAGGTAAGCGGTAAGTCGTTGATTGATAGTGGCGTGGCGGATAATTTGGAGTATTCACAAATGGAAGGTTCTGACCGTCTTTCGTTTGATGGAGAAATCAAAGCCACTCACATACAAGCTGTGGCGATAGACGCTGAACACGGTATTCATTGTGGCGGAGACGTGGGCGTTAATGTTGGAGACGTTTTTACTACACGGATGGACGATGATACAGGTTCCCCTGTAACTCACTATCTTTCCAAAAAAGCCAACACGTCGGATGTATTTTTAAAATCGGGCGATGTTGTGCTTGCGAAAGGTAAAATTATAAAGGTAACAGAAGGTGACAGTGCCGAAAACGTCAAAATAGACGGGGGAGGAATATCAATTAGCAGTAAAGATGTCGAACCGTGGCGAACGAGGCTTGCGAAAAACCAACTATATCTTATAGACGGTGATGGCGTATCGGGCGCTACCGACAGTATAAATATTAAACCGGACGATATAATATTGACACTCGGAAGAAATGGCAAATCCGCCACTCACAAGCTATCCGAAAAGGCAAACAGTGCCGATATTGGCGCGTTATCCGACCTCACAACAACCGATAAATCCTCGATTGTTGCGGCGATAAATGAGGTGAAATCAAGCGGCGGCGGTGATGTATTGGACAATCTCACATACGACAGTACAAACGATATAATAAATTCGAGCGCAAACCTTTTACTTGAAAACAGTGCTTCGGTTGCGGCGTATAACGGAACGTTCAGAGGTGATATAAAAATCGGACAGCTCGGCGCGAACAAGTGGGCATACACGATAAGCCCGATAACTGGATTCTCGACCTCTGTGGACGTAACCTGTACATCGGGTAATAAAGTACACAGCCTTGCAAATAAAGCGGATTCGAACGATGTCCTCACAAAGACCAACACGGCAGCGTTTACCCCGACAGGCGATTATCAACCAGCAACGAAAAAGTATGTCGATGATACAATTAAAGCAGCGATCGAAAAGTATAACACAGAGGCAATGGCATTACTCGGGGAGGACTGATTATGAGTGTAACAACAAGAATACAAGAATTGAATAACAGACTTGCAACTAACCTTGTGAGTAAAGGTGTGTCAGCAGAGGGAACCGAAACCACAACGGAATTAATTAATAAGGTTAATGACATTGAATCAGGCGGAACAAGTGTAATTAACCCTGAATGGACAGATTGGCGTTATTTTAGTTATCATAATAACCGCAATGATTTAGTCGCAAAACTTAAATACAGCGATACATCAAGTGGTACAGACTTTAGCGGTATGTTCAGTGCCTGTTCTGCCTTGACAACTATACCATTGATTGACACATCGAAGGGCGTAAATTTTGCCAATATGTTTAACTCCTGTTCAAATTTAACAACAATACCACAGCTTAATACATCAAAGGGTACAAACTTCGGTAGTATGTTTGGCTATTGTTTTGCCTTGACAACGATACCACAGCTTGACACATCAAGTGGTACAAACTTTAACTATATGTTCAGTGGCTGTTCAAAATTAACAACGATACCACAGCTTGATACATCAGGTGGTACAAACTTCAGTAGTATGTTTGTAAATTGTACAGATTTAACAAACATACCACAACTTGACACATCGAATGGTACAGATTTTAATTATATGTTTCGCAGTTGTTTAAAATTAACAACAATACCACAACTTGACACATCAAAAGGTGCAAACTTTGGCTATATGTTTAACTCCTGTTCTGCCCTGACAACAATACCACAACTTGATACATCGAATGGTACAAGCTTTATTCATATGTTTTACAATTGTACAGATTTAACCAACCTAACAATGACCGGTACGATAAAAGCAAACGGAATGGATTTACATTATTCAACAAAACTCTCTAAAGCATCTATTATATCCGTTATAAACGCCTTATCAGATACAACGAATGCTTTAAAGGTTCAGCTTTCAAAAACAGCAGTAAATAATGCTTTTGAGACTTCGAGCGGTGTGGCTGACGGTTCGACGTCCGAAGAGTGGACAACATTAATCGCAACAAAAGCTAATTGGACAATAGCATTATCATAAGGGGGATAACATATGAAAGACAACGTGACTATAAGGAAAAAACTTACGGCAAGCGAGGGGAAATACCTCACGGACGGTGAAATTTATGCAAAAGATGTGTATCCGGCAAGTAATGCGGATGAGAGTATATGGCGTGAAATAACCGAAACAGAGTACCAATCCCTTATGTCCGAAGATGATTGCGAGGTGTAGCTATGGAAACGATAATCGGAGCCATAATCTCCGCAGCGGCGGCGATTACGG